AAGATGCTAAACCGTTTGAGGGTGTGCAAGTCAAGATACCATATGATACAGGCATGGATCCTTACAGCGGACTAGTTGACTTGTTTGAGAAAAAAGGTTTACTAGTGCAAACAGGAAACAGACTAAAATACGTAGATTCTAAAGGAAAAGAGCATATTGATTTCAGAAAAGCGTGGACCGGTGATAAATTAGATATGATAATGGCAGAATTTAAAGACGAAGCACCTGCCGAAATCACAGAGGAAAACGAAGAGTAATGATTGATTTTACACACGAAGACATTGAAAGACTTTGGGGTTCAATTGTGCATTATGTACCAGAGAGACAAAAACTGGACATGGCCATAGACTTCATAAAAAGTTTAGAAGATATTGGTGTGGATCATGATGAAATAAAAGCCTCTGCCGAATACGACGCCAAATTAGAAGAAGCAATCAACACTGTATTTGAAGAGGACGAAGAGTCAGACGGATACGGGGAAGATGACTAATTGGTATTTTGAAGTAAGCAGATCACTAGACAAGATTCCAGATTGCACAGCATATTTTGACAAAGAACTAGTCGAGGCAAAGAAGCAGTGTAGGATATACGGAAATCTCGAGAAAGCATCAGCATCACTACCGGGCATAGTTGAAGAAAGATTTGGTCAACTGCAACAACTAGAAGCGATACTAGAATACTTAAACATCGAGCTTAGAAGATTAAGAGCCAAAACATTCAAAAAATTTCTAGAAAATTACAACAGGGCACTATCAAGCAGAGACGCAGAGAAATACGTAGACGGTGAGGATGACGTTGTAGACCTAACAAAGATAGTGAACGACTTCGCACTTCTAAGAAACCAATGGCTTGGCATAACCAAAGGCCTCGATCAGAAACAATGGCAGATAACAAACATTGTTAAATTGAGAGTAGCAGGAATGGAAGATGCCGACATCAAATAGTAGAATAATCTTAACAGACGTTGACGGTGTATTACTAGAATGGGAACACCATTTTACAGAGTGGATGCTCCAACGTTCTTATTTTGATAAAGAAGTTGGCGAAGGCTACATTGGTAAAAAAATTTATCCATACAAATTATTAGACGGCAAGGAAGACACATACGAAATGGCCGAACGCTTTGGACTTACTAAAACTGAAGTAAGGAAAGAAATAAGAGAATTCAATAAAAGTGCATGGATGGGTAATCAACCCCCGATGCCAGATTCTCAAACATGGGTAAAATTACTTGCCGCTGAAGGGTGGACATTTATACCTATAACGTCTCAAACAGCAGACATACCTGCACAATTATTGCGTAAAAAAAGATTGGGAGAATTATTTGGTGAACATATTTTTAAAAATTATCACATACTAGACACAGGAGCAGACAAAGATTCTGCTTTAGCCGAATTTCATAACACCGGACTGTATTGGATAGAGGACAAGCCAAAGAACGCACTAGCCGGGCTCAAATACGGTTTAAAGACTATATTAATAGACCATCCATACAACCGTGACTTTGAACATCCAGATATAACTCGTGTAAGTAATTGGAAAGAGATTCATAAACTTATAGCAAGATGAAAATTTACGTAGGACATGACAGCAGAGAAGATATTGCTTATCAGGTGTGTGAACACAGCATAAAGAGACGAGATCCTTCTGCTGAGGTTATACCACTTAAACAAAAGCAAATGCGTGACCAAGGTCTTTACACTAGACCCGTTGACAAATTAGCATCGACAGAATTTACCTTTACAAGATTCTTTGTGCCTTACATGAACGACTTCAAAGGATGGGCAGTGTTTTGTGATTGTGATTTCCTTTGGAAGATACCAAGTCACGAACTTGTAAAATACTGTGATTCATCAAAAGCAGTTGTTGTAGTACAGCACGATTATACACCAAAAGAAACTACAAAAATGGACGGACAGGTACAAACTGTGTATCCTAGAAAGAACTGGTCAAGCATGGTGTTATGGAACTGCGAACATCCTAAAAATAAAATACTCACACCAGAATTATTGAATGAAGAATCTCCAAAATTTTTGCATAGATTCAGTTGGTTAGATGATAACGAGATTGGTTCATTGCCACTAGAATACAACTGGTTGGTAGGTTGGTATAAAGAACCTAGAGATGGCAATCCAAAAATATTACACTACACAGAGGGCGGGCCATGGTTCGACGGATACAGAGATTGTGAGTACGCGGACGACTGGAAGAAAGAACTTATCAACCTGTTCAGTGCATAATGGACTGGCTAAAATTACAAAAGAAACATATCCACAATGATCCTGTTCCACATATCCATGCAATAAACTTAATGGATGTCAGAGAATATGACAAGTTATATGAGAATCAAAACAACCTAAATCACCAACTGTGGCAAGACTTTGACGAAAAATATAAAATAGGTTTTGAACTTAAAGAAGATATTACCGAAATAGATTTAAAGAGAGACGTTATTGCAATATGGTGTTTCAGAGAAAGAAACGACAGAAACAAACCACCGCACTTTATTCTTGCTGGTAAAAAAATTGCCTATTATCCAAATGCTGTAATTATAACTGAAAGCAATGACATACAAATCGATGATGGCAAAAGTAAAAAATACATTAGAAGACCATTTATACAACTGGACATAAACAAAGATATTTTTAAAAAATTAATGGCAAAGAAAAAATGAGCATAGGACAGAGATTCGTAGATAAGTGCATAAACACCGAAGTTGATTTACAACCATGGCCTCATCAAATACTACATGATACTTTTGATGAACAAACTTTTGAGAAACTTAACGGCGTGTGCCTTAGCAAATTATTACACATTAAAACAGATAAGTTGATACAAATACATCCAAAAGACTACAAGGATTATGGTATAGATTTTTATGCTGAGACTGTGGATATATGTGAAAAATTATTTGAAAATATTAAAGACGTGCATGGTGTATATCCAACATACAGAAAATATCCTACGCTTGGTATAAACGCACATATCAACATAACACCACCTTTGCCTTATAAATTTTATATTCATCAAGAAGGTTTAGAAAAAACCTGGAGTTCTGTCACATACATCTCTCCAAAACAAAACGTTGGAACTAAAATGTATACTGCACAAACGGAAGATGCATTTAAAAAAGAGGCAGATTGGAAGCCTAATTCAACATTTATATTTTGTGGACAACAAAATAAAACATGGCATTCTTATGAAAGTAATCAAACTACAAATAGAATCACCTTCAATCTATTCATCATGAAGCCTAGATCGAACAAATGCTTTTATCCTTTGTAATCCTTTATAAATTTTTGTAGTGCCTCAACATCGGCTGTTAGATAACGATCTCTTGTTCTTTTCCATACATCAAGGTCTCGATTTATAATATTCATTTCTTTTCTTATTCGTTTTCCGGTATGGTCATCAATCATCTTCTTTGATTGTATTTGTACGTGAGGAAGCACATAGGCTCTTCCCAACCTTACCGCTATCTTTGTAAGCCAGTTATCAATATGCCAATGCCAAAACTGTGGAGGCAAAAAATAACCAACAGTGTTGATCCAATTTTTATGTAACACAAAGTGGGCGGCACCAATTGGAGAGGGGTGTGTTATTATCTTGTAAGGTTTATTTGTTGGTACCTTATTTTTCTGCCATCTTCTTTTGTCGCTCCCTGTCATATCTCTCGGACATACGTACAAAATCTTATCTTTATGTTCGTAATTTTCAAAAAAATCAACTATGTGTTGATCCCAATGTTTGGATAAAAATTGTGCATCATCACCAACTAACATACAGTAATCATGTTTGGCAAGTGTCGATAGATAGTTCCAACTGAAACAACTGCTTTGATCAGGACCAATTATGTAGACACTTTCCGGTAGTAATTTTTTATACTTTTCAATTGTGGGATCGTTATCATTTAGATAAAACTTTACCTCTACATCATTCTTTTTGGTATTGTTAATTGTATCTAATAAACGTTTTGCCAGTTCTGGCCTATGGCGTGAAGGTACTAAAACTGAAATCATATTAATTCTGCTTTTGGAAAATATCTAATAAACTTATCGTTTTTGCTACTTCTGACCGCTGTAATTCTTTGCTTAATCTCATCAAAAAAGTTCCAAGCCAAAGGCACAAAAGTAATTGCTTCGTCCTCAGAAATTGTTTTTAATTCATCTATAGATTTTATAGGAATATGTTGTCCGGGAGTAAATTTCTCTTGTTTCAATTTATTATCATCTATAATAAAATCTAAAGGTTTGTTAACAAAATTAAGGAATGTATTGCCTTTTGCGGCGGCACCATAGCCAACTAAATGAGTGTCTTTTCTTTGCTCTAATAGATCTATGTAATCTTGTTTTACTTTTAATATGTTTTGTGCCCATGCATGATAGTTGGACATAGAGTTAATTGCATTTTCGTTATTAAAAAATTCATCTAAAATTTTACTATTTTTATTATTCCTAGATATAACAAATATATAACTTATTCCGTGTATTGGATTTTTTATTATATCTGTAATTTTCAATCCTACAGATTCAACTAGCGTGTTCATGCTATTCGCACAATAAAAATTTATATGTTCATGATAAATTGTATCAAACTCGTTGTTCTTAACCATATCTGCTTGGCTAGTTTGAATAAAAATATGTCCATCTTCTTGTAAAATTTTTTTAATGTTTTCTAAAAACACAGTTGGATTAGGTTGGTGAGCGAAACTATTTTGCATCACTACCATATCAAATTTAGTTTGAAAATCTATTTTATCACTAAAGTAATCATTAACAACTTTATGATTTGTTTTAGAATATTCAAATAAGTTTTTTGCTGGATCTATACCGTATGTTTCTATTCCTTTATCTTTGAATATATCAAGTTGTGTGCCATCATTACAACCTATGTCTAGAACGTTCCTACATCCGTTCGGAAAATATTTCAATGCAGTGTTTGAAAACCAATCCATGTACTTTTTATATGTGTCGGTAGTACCACTACGATAAAGATATGTGTCATACATCAAAGGCAAACTTACTGCGTGTGAGAGTTGTAAATGCAGACACTTGTCACAAGCATTAACTTTTAAGGGAAAAGTTTTTTCTTCTTGTATACTATCTAAAAAACCATTTGCTAAAGGTTGATTACCTAAATCAACAATTTGCGAAACATCGTTATTACAAACGACACAATTTTTAAGAGTTACGCAACCATCTATCATTAGCCAATGTCCAATCTACAGTTTCTTTTATTCTCTCTGACAACTTTATACGAGGTTCCCAACCTAACTGTTTCAATAGGTCTCCACTTAATGCGTAACGAAGGTCGTGTCCTGGTCTTGATGTATGGAAATCCACCATTTCATAGTTCAAGGGTTTCCCCACAGCATCTGATATCATTTGTGCCAATTTCAAGTTATCAACCTCCTCGGTACCAACTAAATTAAATTTTGGACATTTTGCCCATCCAAAATCTCCTTTGTGAATGTAATTGTCTAAATTTAAAATAAACATTAATCCTTCTGCTACATCGCTCGCATGAATATACATTCGAGAACCTGCTTGAGTTTTGCTAGAGTCTGCGTGTATGGTAACTTTATGGCCATCCCTTACTCTTTGTATTGTGCCTGGAATAAATTTTTCTGGGTGTTGTCTTTGGCCGAATACATTCATTGTGTGTGTTATGTACATTGGCATTTTGTATGTATTTTCATATGCAACACAAAATTCTTCTGCCGCGGCCTTGCTGGCACTGTAAGGATTAGTTGAATTATATCTGTCGTATTCCTTATAGGAAACACCTGGAGGTGCAACTCCAAAAATTTCATCAGTACTGAAGTAAACAAACTTTTTTAAGTTTGGTAATTCTTTTGCCCAATTTAACAAATTTACAGTTCCTACAACATTATCCTGTACAAACTCCATTGGATGAGTAATTGATCTGTCTACATGACTTCCTGCCGCCAAGTGTAGCACAATATCAATATCACCTATGTCTGCACGTATTTGGCTGTTTAATGCCGCCTTTAGATCGTGAAATACAGTCCTATGTCTTCTGCGATTTTCCGGAGAATGTTCTTTGAGAATATCATTTAGGCGATTCAAATTACCAGATTCATCTAATCTATCTAATGTTGTAATATGCCAATCGGTTGTTTTTAAAATATGATCAATTACGTGATGTGCGATAAAACCGGCGCCGCCTGTTATTAAAACTTTCATGTGCGTATTTAATTTAGGTTAGACACGGTAGAAAACTTTATCTGGCCAATGTGCCATAAAAACTTTGAATCCTAATGATGTAATAAATTTTTCTACATCAATATTATTACTTCCATATTTTTTAGTGTTGTTGTTAAGTTCAATCATTAGATACTGTGTGTTTTTCAATGTCTCCACTGCACCCTTTAGTACCTCCATTTCATATCCCTCAACATCTATTTTTATAAGATCTATGTCGTCCATTTTAAGACTGTCAACCGTAATCATTGGTATTGTTCCTTCGCCAACTACACGTTTGCTTTGGGTAAAATTATCTTGAGACAAAGAAATCATTTTTTGTTCATTACCCACAGCCAACTGATGTGTTTCAATATCTTCCGGCACATTTTTAACTAGACATTCATAGTGTAGAGGATCCGGTTCAAAAGCAACAACTCGGCCACAATACTTGTTCATGGCCACGCTCCATGTTCCTACCCATGCGCCTATATCTAAAATATGATTAAATTTTTTATTTTTATTTTCACAAAACTTTATAAATTTTTCCAAACATTTGTTCTGTGTAAACGGCTGGCCTGCTTTCCAATCCTCGATGTATATGTCATTAGCAGGTACATAGAAACCATTTACTTTTTCTATTTTCATATATTCCTTATTTTGTTTGCCACACTGTTTTGCCTTTTGTGCAATTTATCCTGCATAGGTTTAGTCCAATTGCCAACAAACTTACCTCTTGAACAGGTGTTACATATCAAATTCTTTTTTCCTTCTATGTAATCTGTTGAGTATATAATATCATGTTCTTTTTGTAAATTTTTCCAAACTGCTTCTATGCCAGATTCAAACACGTTACCGTAGTTAGTTTTTCCGTCTGCATCATCACAACAAAGCACAACCTGACCATTTACTAAAATTTCCATTTGTCTAAGTATTCTTCCACCGCCCATAGCACAACCTTGCATGTAAAAGTTTTCATCAATTGTTGCATCATAAGGTTTTGTCCAGTTGCCATCACCATCACCAATCCTGTTTTCTACCCAATTAGTTTTACTTTTTACACGTCCCAATGTCGCTGAACTATATTCTTCCATAACACTATTAGGTGCATTCTTGCTTTGATCCTTGTGCTTTACACCGATCCTAATACGCCGTGACAACGCCGGATAATTTGCTTTTACAAAATGTAGACCATCTAGTGTTTTTTGTTTCTTAACTTTCATAAAATCCCAAAGTTCTTCAGCAGTGTGTCCTATCACACTCATGTGTATAGGTCCAAGAACGTGTTCATATCTATTGAGTATTTCACATTGTTTTTTTGTAAAAGAAACACCATTGGTTGTAATACCAACGTGTATTTTGTGCTGGTCACAAAGTTGAAGTATGTATTCTAAATCAGGTTGCACTAACGGATCTGAATATCGCCATGGATTAATACCACATGCATAATCTTTCATTCCATATTTTTTTATCAAAGAGCCGTAATCATCTAACAAAGTTTTTAACTGTTCACGTGTCATCCGTTTGCCGTGATATGACTTGTCTTCGCTCAATGTTGTGTACGGACAGCAGAAACACTTTGCATTACAAAGATTAATAGGCTCAAATGCTATGAATGTTGGCATTGGTATCTTTGCGTACTTCATGCTTTGACCATTAGATAATCATTTTTAAACATGTCATCTATACCTTTCAATTTATATCCCCATTGTTCCAAAAGTTTCACAGAGTCAGTATTGCCTTTGTTTTGTTCAACAATTATTACCGGATAATATTTTTTAATCGTTTTTTCACTGCCCTTGATTGCCCTTAATTCGTATCCTTCTATATCATACTTGATGAATCCAACGC